AATCGACCAATCCCATATAGCGCGGCAAAGTAACATGTGGCAAACTCATCCGAGCACCGTCCTGTCGCCTGTGTCTAGATGGCCGATGATCTGACCCATCTGATAATCACCATAAACCGAGTTGCTCTCGAACCGCACGCGTAATTCGCGGCGTTGTTCTTTCAACATCACAATTTGTTCGTACGGTTTGTCAGCCGCAGCGCTGGCAGGGAACTCAAAGTCGGTGCTGAAAACTTCCGGCGCGCGAGCGTTTGCCCGTCCAGTGATCCTCACCGTCATCGGGCCATTTTGCACGAAATCTGGTTCGATGGCAACGATGCGCAGATATTCATTACGCCCTTGCGGCAATGAGGAAAGGTCTGCTGTTTCAAAGTAACTTTGGATCGGCCGAATGTTCGAACCGTCATATTCGTCAGTCAGCTGCTCTTGGATCCAAATCTTGTAACCATCGCCATCGTCCACAACGCCGGACAAAATCGGCGCGGCGAACGCATTGCTGAACTGGCCTGCGGAACGACCGAAGTTAGGCAGCTCGGTGTCGTACCAACAATTTTCGCGCAAGTTGTAAATTACTGCGTGAGTGCATTCAGTCGCCTCGCCGCGTGGATAGCACCACCAGATCTCGCCATAGCGCGGCACCTTGAATGCGAACACTTTGTTCTTTTGATTCTGATTGATGCCGTCGAAAAAATAGTTGAGGTTCATCTGGTTGGGCACTTCGCGCACTACACCATTGAACATCAAGAAACGGTCTACGCCGCACCAAAAGAATACGCCGTCGTAATCAATCACGCATTGCGGCGAAATGATTGAGGTGTCGGTGGCAATCACGTCGAACTGGAACACGGTCGCGCCGCCGGTGAACGTGGCACGGATGACGGCGTCGTAGGCCCAAAAGATGCCTGCCGGGGCGCTGCCAGAGCCTGCCCGCAGCGGCAACCCTTTGATGATCTTTTGGCCCCAAGGACGCGCGATGCCTGCGCCGCCTGCGAGGTCAGTTAAGTTCGTCGGCTCACCGGACTTAGACCAACCGATTATCCCGTCAGTGCCGTAATAAAACAAATAAGGATGCAAGGAAACAATGCCGCCAGTGACGTTGGCGTCAGGCGGCAAAGAAACGCTCACCAGCGGCGCGGTGCCAAGAACGTCACCGAAAAATATTTGACCGCCTGTGTCGTTGCAAATGCATGCCGAATTTGGCGCAACATGGGCCAAAATGTAATTCTGACTGCTGGACGATTCGTATTGATAATCGAACATCCACAAGTTTTCAGCCGACCCAGCCAATGGAAACGACCCACCAGCCATATCAGTTTTTGTGGTCGTGATTGTTGTGGAGGTGACAGCGACGACGTAACCGTTGGGGTCGGAGCCTGCCGCGCTCGCGGCACTTATCGTTATGGTTGTGCCGACAGCCACGGCGGTATATTCAGGCGAAGAGGTGTGAGCATTGATGTTGCTGGCCACGGCGGTCGCTGTGGTTGACAAGTTGGTCGTGAACGCGACCGAACCAGACATGACATTCACGCCGTCAACCGTGATTGAATCAACAGAGCCGCTCGCGCCCCCAGTCAAAATCACCGTCGCTGTGGCGGCAGCGGTCACTGGCGTCCTGTTGCTGATTACAGAGCTGTTGAGGGTGTTGTCAATCGTGAATCGCTCAAGATAATTCGCGCTGCCGGAATGACAATAAACGAACCCTTGCTGCGTGAAGTTAGACAACCCACGACTGATTTGTGTCAAGAATTTTTGAGTCGAGCGATAGCCGCCCATCTTGCGCGGCAGTCCGCGCTGCCAACGCACCCATTGTCCGTCGACGTAAAAATCGCCTTCATATTTTGTTCCATCCCGTTTTATTCCAGGGTTGGATCTTAAGACGATGGTTGTTTCAGGCATCAGAATGTCCCGCCATTAACAACACCCGCAGGCGCGATTCCTAACGCCGCCCATGCAGCGGCTTGGTCAGCTGCTGTGAACAACGCGATGCCTGTGGATGTTCCCCCCAAATTGATCCTTGCGCCGCTGGCTGTGGTCGCGCTCGTGCCGCCTTCTGCGATCGTGAGGGGAACAGAAATGCCTTGCGTCGTCGCATTCAACACATTGGTGCCATCACAATACAAAATCGCTCTGGATCCTTGTGTTACAGCAACACCTGTGCCGCCGCCTGATGGCGTTATGGTGAGCGTGTATGCGCCGGTTGTTTGGTTGTCAACCCAATACTGTTGCACCGTCGCAGGAACAATAATCACACGGTTACCGGTCAATGCACCCGTGAAGCGGTAAGCAATCCTGTTGAGTTCCGACCCGGTGAGCGTATAATTGCCTGTGCCGGGCACATTGATGACTGTGTAATCGAACGCGAAGACGGCAGATTGACCGAACCCAATGGTATAAAAATTGGTTCCATCAGACGCAATTATAGCGCTGTCGCCGGGCTGGAAACTCAATGATGCAGCGCCATTGATTGTTATCAATCCCGGTGGGTCAGCGGAAACAGCGCCAGAGCCGCTGTTGCGCAAATACATGAACCAGTTGTCGCCAACAGTCGCGGCGTCAGGCAACGTCAACGTGCCGCCTGCACCGGTCCAGTTGTACATCTTGGCGCGGTCGTTGGCACCTGCCGTGTAGTTTGCATTGAATGTCGTGACAGGAACAGATTGGCTCAACAGCGTGCCGACAGCGACGATGCCTGTACCGGCCAGCGAACTCGCATTGACTTGGCTGGTTGCCGCGCCATACTGCAATGACCGCCAAGTGCCTGCGGCGGTCGTGTTGTTGGCGAGATAAACCTGCCACAACTCTCCTGGGGCAATGGTGACGACTTGTGTGCCGGTTGCGTTGCGAACCGTGACGGTGTTCGCGCCGCGATTGTTGAAAAGGATCGTGTTGCCAGTGCCTGTCTTGTTGGCTTCTGGCAAATAGATGCTCAGCCCTGCAGCGGCTGTCACATCGATGATGCGGGTGGCAAGATTTTCATTGGTGGAAGTTTCTTCCGGCCAAGAAAGATAAACGCTCGTGGTCAGCGTGAGCGAGCTATAACTTATCTCGCTAGGATAAATGTTCGCGCCGCCGAATACGTCGGTATAAATGGTCATTACGCTTCACTCCTGTTCGCGGTGCGATCCATGATGCGCTTCAAATCTTCGCCGCTCAGAGCTTGCGCCGCACGATCATACATAGCTTGCCACGTTTGAATTCGTTCGTCTTTTTTCAAGAATGGCGCGGCTTCGAGCAACGTCGCATAAAGCAACAAGTCAGGCGCGTATTCCGTGAGCCAGTTGGTTTGGAAATCTTCGCCCAAGAATGCAGGTTGCTCGTAATACAAGATTTCCCACGTTTGCGCGGCATCAGGCGTCGGAGCGATTATCCAATGTTGATAATCATAGTCTGCATAAAACTCTGGCGTGTCGGTTTGCGACTCATCAGGCCAGTAATTGCGGATGTATTCGTAAGAGCGCGCGAATAACGGCGCGTTGTCGACCGTCATGCTCACGGTGTCGCGCCAGCGGTCCGGCTTGAGATAAACGGCCACCCCGACTTGCAGCGGCGTTTGCACTGCACGGATAAAACCTTCAATTTTGAGTTCGCGCGCGATGCGACGCTCGCCGAGCGTGATAAGACGCGGCAGCTGCTCGTAGACGATGGCGTCACTTTCCGCAGTGAAGCCGCGCTCCAAATAGCGCCGGACATCCTGCAGCAAGCTGTCGTAGGTCATGCTATAGCTCATACTCGCTCCATCGGGTTTGCCGCTGGTTCAGCATGCACCTTTTCAAGATTATGTCTCGGGAAAGCACTTTTAGGCAATTCATATTAATGCGGCGTGCTTCATTTTATTGCTTGGTATTGGGCGTAACATTGCTTGAGGGCGGCTCTGACTTCGTCGGCTTCTCCAGCGAGCCGGACAAGAAATTCGCCATCCTCTCGGTAAAGCTCTTTTCCGGTACAGGCACTTGGTCCAACGCTGGCGGCACTGGGCACGGAACTTGTATTGGCGGCGGGGCGACTTTGGCGGTCGCGCAGGCTGTTAGCAAGAGCGGCATTCCTAGCAGCAATTTCACGGATTTCACGGTCTTTCTCCTGTCTGAGCTTGTTGGCGGTCGATTGGAGCTCTTGCTCGCGTTTGCGGGATTCCTCTTGACCTTTGGCGTATTGGGCGTATTGTTGAGCTTTTTCTTTGTCCCAACTTTGCTGCACAGCTTTTTGACCGCTCTCGTAGCCTTGGTAATAAGACATGCCGCCGAAGATGCCGACAGCGGCAATCCCTGCCAAAACTAGGTAGGGATTCACTTCGGCTCCGTGAAGTAAAGAGCAATCTCATCGTTCCGGCGCTTCACCAGCCCCGGCAGAACCTTGCCGCCGCCCTTGGTGAACTTCAAGAACTCTT